TCAACATTCTTCCAATGTTAGTCCAAAGTCATCGCCGGATACCTGAGCAGCTTCGTTGAGCCGTTGACGTAGTGCAGCGGTCAGCTGCCGCTCCACTTCCCATGGGTCTGACAGCGCGGCGAGCTGTGGTGCCAATTGCGGCGACAGGCTCATCAACGAATGATTGAGCGATCGCGCCGTTTCAAAAGCGGCCTTCTGCACAAAGCTGATTTCCACCAGTTCCCCCTGCGCCTTGCGAAATTCCATTTCAGCCATCCTCGCCAAGTAATGTTCGCGATGTGCACGCGCTTTCTGAAAGTCCGGAGTCTGCCCTTGCGCAGGATCAGCGGGCGGCGGCGCAGCCATGTTAGTCGGCTCGGATTGGGCTGAGACTTGGCTGTACACATCACGCTTAAGCCGCTCCTGTTGGTGGCGAGCAGCGACGGCAACCTTGCTCGGGTCAGCGGTATCGCGGATAAATGCTTCGGTGGCCAGCACGTCGACCTGCTTGCCATTGGGCGACAGCACCAACCGGCCATTCTCTTTCAGCCAGGTAATGTAGCTCGGTGATCGGCCGATGTACGCAGCAAAGGCGCTCTTCGAAAGGTACGTAGCTGTGCTCATAAGCCCTCCTTTTCAGCGGCTTTTCAATGAATCCTTTCAAGATTTCAGTGGATTGAAATTTCAGTAAGCTGGCGGGCCTCCCACTAACATTATCCCGCGGGTTTCCGACCCCGTGTCCTTTGAAAGTCCTCAGGGTCCCCGGCGACTTTTCGGTGGCCTGGGCTGCAGATCCGCCTCGCTCGACTAGCATCAGTGGACGATCCGTCAGAGGGAGAGATGTCATGGACATGATTGCCGTGCGTTCCAGTGCGATGACCGCCGTTGGCTACGACCCAGCAACGAGACGAATGAGGATCCGCTTTGAACAGGGTCACTCTTACGATTTCTGCGGCGTCCCATCGGCCATACACAATGGCTTGATGGCCGCGGTGTCCAAAGGCGCCTATTACAACCAGCACATCCGTGATCGTTATCAGTGCTGAGGCCCGTACTCCACTTGGAAAGACGGACATCCCTGCGAAGGTTTCAGCTAGAGAGATTCCGCGAGTTCGATAACCCGTGTAGGGGGCGGCCCTAGGGGAGGACCCGTGAAATTTGGCGCCCTACCCGGCCTGCCCGGCTCATGCTTTCGGCTCGGCCTCGCTCAGGTCCAGCCGCTTGGCCACCCAGCGTTCGTACAAGCCGATGGCGACATCCGCGCCGGCCATCGCGGTCAGGCAACCCAGAGCGCCCGCCGTCCAGATCGACAGGCCTGCACCGAACAGCAACATCATCGCTGACACGCCGCACACGATGCAGGCGCCGGAGCGAAGTGCGAGGCGGCGCAGTAACGACCAGCCTCGCGCCCCATCCTTGTCAGCACGCCACATCTCGCCGGACACGCCTCCAACCAATGACAGGGCAATCACCATCCAGATTGGCATCTCTGCCAGTGCCTGTTGCTCGTTCGTCATTGCCCTGCCCCTTAAACAAAAAGACCCAGCGCAATGGCCGGGTCAAGTGGTGGGAGGCCTGCCGCGCCTTGCGGTCGCACCCATCGAAGATGGCCCCTTTTTACAGGTCGATTCTGGTGGCAGCAAGACCGTTTTAATGCCATCCGGTGAATGTGTGGCTTACGTCTGGTGAACGGCTGGCGAATGTCGGTGAATATCTATCCCGGCTGTCTTTTGCTTTTCTGGCGTCCCATGCGTCCCACCTCTCCAAAACGAGGTGGGACGTCTGGAGGACCCGCAGATTGGGGCTTTGCCCCACCGTCCTACTTTTATCTCTCTTTTCTCGTGTATAGAGAGAAATTTAAAAAGCACGCGTGCGCGTAAACGCGCGTACCTGTACCCGCTACGCACACACGGGCGGGAGACATGACAAAGGTGGGACGGTGGGACAGCCCAACAACGACGGGGCCTGCGCCCGTCCCACCACCGCAAAAAGCAGTGGGACGGAGGCAGGCCAGTGGGACGGCGTGAGCCAGAGTAATGCCCACGATCAAGCCGCTTCCCCCAGGAGGAAGTGCTCAACCACGATGTGAGCGTCATGCAGGCGCTGGTAGTAAAGGTTGCGTGTGCAGCCACTCTCAGCCAGACGCGCAGTCAGAGGCACATCAGGCTGGAAGTAATGCACCTGGACCACCGTCATCAACTCGGGATCAAGGCGTTTCTTGACGATGCGCTCGATGTCCAGGGAGGCCTCCAGCGGCACCCTGCTCCCGCGCCTTCCGCGCACAAGCTGGCCACCGCTTTCCATCATCATCGCGACCATGTTGCCGCCCGAGTAACCGGCGGCGACCTCATCGCTGTGCAGCTCCTGCGCCCATTGCTTGAGGGCCATATCGATTGCCTTAATCATCGAAGCACGGCTCCTCGAACTCAGGTTGTTCCAGCGCCGGCGCCCTACCCCAACCCTCAGGTTTCTTGTACGCCCAAGGCCGCTGGCCGCTCTTGCTCAAGGCACCCAAACGGAACCGTCGCCACCCAAGCCGATGCAGGATCGCACCCACGCGCATCTGCTCAGGCTTGCCCCAGTGACCGGGATCGAGCTTGAGCGCCTGCCCCATCACTTCACTGCCGGTGGTGGTCTCGCCGATCTGCGATTCTTCGAGCCAGGTCAGGATGGGCGTTTCCCATTCGTCCACTACAAAGCGATCGTCCTGTTCCTCGCTGAACATCGGCGCTTCCTCTCGCGTTACCCACCAGAGATCGCCGGCCTCAAAACAGAACATCGCTTCGGCCCATAGCTGGTCGCGGATCTCGCGCAGCAACGCCACGTCGACCTTGGTACAGGCCACCGGCCAATAGCGGCGGTTGCCGGTGGCATCCTTGAGATACTCGTCCTGGTTGGTGGTACCGACGAAAACACACTGGCGTGGCACGTCCAGCGTTCTGCGGCCATAGCTTTCGCGGTAGGTGTCAGTCGATGCCGAGAAGAACTGCTTGGCCTTGGTGCTCTCGGCCTTGTTGAAGCTGTCCAGCTCGCCGAGCTCGACGATCCACTTGCCGCGGATCGCCTGAAAGCCGTCCTTGTCACCGAGAGCAAACGGCGTATCCATGAACCACTCACCGCCGAGCACGCTCATGGCGGTCGACTTACCGGCGCCTTGTACGCCTTCGAGGATCATCACCGAGTCGGCCTTGCAGCCGGGCTTCATCACCCGCGCCACGGCCGAGATCATCCAGCGTTTGCCGACCTTGGACGTGTAATCGGTTGCCTTCACCCCCATGACATCCGTCAACCAACGTTCCAAGCGCGGCACACGATCCCACTCGAGCTTTTTCAGGTACTCACGCACCGGGTGAAAGGCGTGGTCGTGCGCCACCACGCTCACCGCTTCAATCACGTGCGACGACTTCACACGCAGGTTGTACTGCTGTGCGAGCCACTTCATCACGCGCACGTCGTCGATGTCGGCCCACTCGCCGGTGCCACCGCCATAAGGCGCAGCACGCAGCTTGACGATCTTCGAGCTGAAGGCGCAGTAGCTGATTACCCCGGCCCAGCGTTCGTCGTGAGCGAGGATCAATTCGACGTTCTGCATGTGCGCGATCAGCGCGCCACTTTCACTTCGAGCGAGCTGATCTTTCCAGCCACCGGCCGCCGGTGGGCGGACCACGGCGAGCACTTGTCGGCGAACCGCGTCGAGGCCTTCGGCGACGTGCAGGTCGTTGAAGTCGGTCCACTTGTCGTGACGCTCGACCGCGAAGATCGGTGCGACCACCTGGGCACCGACGATTAGCGCGGCGTTGCTCGCCTTCTCCTCGCCCGGGTTCCACACATCGCCGTTGGGCTTGGTGGTCTTCCAGTCGTCATCGCGGCAGATGATCAGCGGGCATCCGGCGAAGCGCTCGCGCATGACCTTGCACACGGCCAGCAGGTTGCCCGCATCGAAGGCCACGGCCACCGCGAGCGACGTCGCCATGTGCAGGCTGGCGCCGGTGGCGTAACCCTCGCACACCAGCACCGGTTCACCCGGTACCGGATGAGGACCGAGCAGGTGAAAAGTACCCTCCTTCGCCATCCCGTAAGGCCAGTATGATTTGTCGCGGCCGGTGTCTTCCTGCTTGTTCGGGAAGATCACCTGCAGGCCCATGATCTGATCACGGGCATTGTTCATCGGCACCAGTACCGCACCGGTGCGCGGCGCGTAACGCACCTTGATGCCGACGATTTGTTTGCGGTCCAGGTAGTCATTGCGGCCGGTGGTCGGCATACGCTCGAACAAACCTTGCGCTCTTTTCGCGGCCCGCCGCGCAGCGTTATTCGCGATTTCGGCGGCACGGCGCTTGGCTTCTTCCTGGCGGGCGCGCATCACTTCGCGCTCTTCCGGCGACATCCGCCCGGCCTTGACCTTGATCTTCTGCGTCTCGCCCGAACGCCAGTCACCGAAGGCGCCAAAGATCAGGATGTCGCCCTTCTCCGTGCGCTGCTCGTGGACCACGTACCAGCCGTTCTTTTCCTTGCCCTTGTCCTGCGATGTCTTGCAGCGGGTCAGCTTGCCGAACACCAGCGGTTGCGCTGGCTCCAGACCGTAATCGGCGAATTGGCCCAATACCTCATCGAGCATGCTGAATTCCCCGTTCAGAGAGGGACTGGCAACTGATGCACTGCGAGCAACCCGGTGAGGCCAGGCGGCGTGCTTCCGGGATCGGGTCGTCACAGGCTTCACAGAACAGCAAGGAATGGGCAGCACTTTCTGCTTTGGCAGCGCTGCGCGCCGCCATGGCCTGATCGATGCGTTCCTGCACCAGGTCGTTGGCGAAATCGGCGATGTCAGCCACGGTCAGCACCTCGCGTCGTCTGGTTGACGTAGGTGGCGCGGTTGAACAACCCGAGTAGCCCTTGAATGCCCCGGAACACCTGCAGGCGAATCGCCGCGAGTTCCTGATCAGTCACCACACCGTCGCCAATGCTCTTGGCCCAGGTCTCGGCCAGATCCGCGACCTGGCGGAAGTATTCAGCGATACCCGTGGTCAGGGTCTCGGGCATGTCGTTGGTGTAGGTGTCGGCCAGCTCCTGCCAGATCGTGTCGCCGACCAGCGCATGCACCGCATCGAGAATGCGGCGGTCCTTGGTCAGTTCGAGGATCTCGCCAAACTCCTGAATGTTGATGGAGTGGCTCGGATGGGTTGGCGACAGCTTGTGCTGCAACGTGGTCGGGTTGCGACCGGTCGTGGCAGCGATGGCAGCAGCCCCGCCCGGATAATCGCGGGCAGAGTGGTAAAGCGCTAAATCGAGCGGCAGGATTTCCCGCTGCGCCCGTTCCAACGAACTGAGAGCAATTCGGCTCATGGCATTAATCCTAAAAGTTGCCAGTGCCGCGCGACAGAAGTTGGTGATACATTTGCCGCGTGGTCTGGAGAGGCCCAAAGCCGGCTAGGTTCGTAAGACCAACACCGGCACCGTGCCGGGGCGAACAATCCGTTGTTCACCCCTGGCGCAACAGCTGCCAGCTCTGTGGTAAGAACGGCAGCAACACCAAGGCTTCCGAGCCTTGGAAACGCGATGAAAGTCGGCGGCATGTGGTGTGCTCGCCTTCCGACATCGCGACCCGATAGCATTGTGGTGATGCTGTCGGGAGAAACTGGGCGACCCTTGGGTCGCCTTTTTTCTATGCGGCTTGAGACTCTTCCATTTCCGGAGGAAATACGTCATCAAGACTGCACGGCGCTCCTAACTTATTGAGCGCCCTGACTATGGCTCTGCACTCCGTAAGCCCTGCGATTCGACGTCCTGCTTCGTAATTGCTTATACGTGCCTGAGTCCATCCAAGAGCTACAACGAGTTCCTTCTGCTTGATCCCAGCCTTCTCTCGATGTTCAGCGATCAGATTCATGATGCCCTCCAATTAGCCGGAGCCATCTTAATCACGAATCGTAGATATTTCAACACGCAAAGTGATGATAAATAATTTCAGAGCGTGGTAAAAAAAGCACATGAACACACTCGGCGAACGTATTAAGCAATACCGCAAAGCCAAGGGCATGAGCCAACAAGCCCTTGCCTTCGCTTGCGGTTGGGAATCCCAGTCACGTATAGGGAATTACGAGAAAGGGGCTCGCCAGCCCAATCTCCACGACTTGCAAAAGATAGCGACAGCACTGGGAGTATCTTTTCCAGACTTGGTAGCAGGAAAAAATCGTTCCGACGTTGAGTCGTACTCGGACGCCATTCAAGGTCGGATTCGGTCTGAAGACCGTCTTGTGAGGGACTACGGAAGATCGAAAGACAAAGACCAACCTGTTAGCAGCCTTGTAGGCTGGGCTAAGGATGGAAAGGTGCCTGTGCTATCAAACGCGCAGCTTGGGAATGAGGGCTTCTTCGACACGGTAGAACCGCCACCAGGGCAAGGTGAAGGCTACCTAAACATACATAGCGATGACCCAGATGCCTATGGCATAAGAGTCATGGGCGATAGCCTGATGCCCCGCATAAAAAATGGCGAGTTCGTTCTTATAGAGCCGAACAAACGTTTCAGTAGCGGTGACGAGGTCATAGTTCGAACGTCCTCCGGCAAAGCGATGATCAAAGAATTTATTTATCTCCGAGACGGAATGTACCGGTTGGATAGCGTCAATACCGATCACGAAACTCTTCACATTGCAGAACAAGAGGTGGAGGAAATCCATCTTGTAGGCGGAATATTGAAGTCATCACGCTTTCTACACAGTGCCGCACTATTTTAATCACATTGTGTGTTGACACAAACAAGCACAGTGCGTGATATTTGCCTCACTCTTTACCACAGAGCGAGGCAATACCTATGCGCACCACCGCAACATTGCATGTCCATCCGGCATGCGTCAGCAATCGCAAACTGATCGAACAGCTGCAGCTCGCCACGGGCTGCTTGGTCATCATTCATAACAGCAAACCCAAGCTTGTCGCCAAATCTTGCCAGCCCTCTCCTATCGATCCGAACGGTGGAGGGCACGCGGCATGATCAAGTACAAGATCGACAACCGCACCCTGCAGTTGCTCAACGCCCAGGTCAACCTGACCGAGACCTTCAACCACGTCCTGCGCACAGTACCGAAGCGTGAATGCCTGGCATTCCGTCTCAAGGCTGAGCGCGGCACAATGGAAAGCACTTTTGTTGTAGAGCTGGGCAGCGAACGCCACACGCTAACCCTGCCAAACGACAAAAAGATGCACCTCAAACTGGCCGATTTCATTGAAGAGATCGCCAACGGTCCGTTCGACGCCAGCAACTCCAGCGACTTGGTTCATCTCCCGCATGCCGATCGTCAATACGGTCGCTTTGAAGTCCAGGACAAGCAGCGTGTATTCGAACTGGTGCACACCGGCGGCGTGCTGAGCCTCGACATGGGCTTCGAACTTCCCCTGCATGTGGCGCTGCATCGCACTCATACGCGCCGGGGCGTCACCGCTATCTTGAGCATCGGCAACAAGAGTCCGCACACACGCTGCTTCACCTTGTACGACCCCGATGCCGAAATCTACGCAAAGCTCATTGAGTCCATCAACCACCTTGCTGCAGCGGCCACTCCAGCTGCGCACGCAGCATGAGGAGGACGCTATGGAACGCACTCTCGCCCAAGCAGCCGCTCAACTCGGTATCACTCGCCCCAAACTGATCGCTCTCATGCGGGAAAAAGGATTGCTCAAGGGAAACCTCCCGGCGGACCCGAAGCGCGACAAAGCGTACCTGCGGGTCAAGGACAGTCCCTGGTATGACGAAAAATGCGGAATGCAGTACAGCCAGTCGACCCGCGTCATGCAAGCCGGCATCCGCTGGCTGGCCGAGCAGTTGGACATCGATCTTCCTGTCATTCCGGCAGATCGCCGTGACGTGGCCTAGGGAGTACGCCCGCCAGATCGTTTCTATGCGCACACGCGAGGAGCGTAACGCCGCGCTCCTCGAAGTGCCCGAACATCTGCGCGAGCTGACCAGACGCCACTGCCTGAACGCCTGGAACCACCCGGCACGACAACAACGCAAGGAGGCTCGACAAGGCCATGAGTAACGCTACACAGATTCCGCTTCGACTGCATCCGGCGCCCGAATCGGCCACCGTTGAACTGCTGTATCGCATCTTCGGTGATGTCCTGATCCCGCTGGAAAAAGTCCGCGAGCAGTACTTTCGCAATCTCAACGAACAGTCGTTCGTGACGGAGATCAACAGCGGCCGGATCCAGCTTCCGATCACCACGCTGGACACCAGCCGCAAGGCCCTGAAATACGCGCACATCCGCCACGTCGCCTCGCTGATCGACATCCGCGCCTACAAGGCTGATGAAGACATGCAGCGGCAGCAGGACGGCCAATGCCGTGTTGCCCCCACACCACTGACGGCTGTCACCACCAGCCAACGACAACCCCAGGAGCACACCACATGATGACCCCAATACAAATCGGTGCACTCGTCATCCTGATAGTTCTGGCCGCCCTGTTGCTTTGGGGCGGTTACATCATGGGCCGTAGTGATGGTCTCGAGACAGGTCTGCGCGAGGGCGAAGACATCCAGCGCGCAGCAAGCGCCAAAACCATCCGCGAGCTTCAAGCCTCCCTGCAGTTCATCCGGGCCGATCACACGCGTCTGGCACACACCTGTAAACGACTTGAAGCGGGTCCGCTGCTCGGCCCGGCCGAGCACCAGACGTTGATCGCCATCGGCGAGCTGCTACGGATCGCCGCCGAAACCTTCAGCGCCTTTCGTACCGGCAAGAAACTCGAGCGTGATGCCCGGTCCCTACGCGAACAGGTGCTTGCGATGGCTGCGAAATTACAACCAGAAATCGAGGGCAGCCTGGCCGGACAACCACACTCCAGCGCCGAGCAAGTCATCGTGGAGGCTGCGTGAATGAGCTGGCTCTTTTCGCAGGCGCTGGTGGCGGAATACTCGGCGGCCACCTCCTCGGCTGGCGCACGGTCTGCGCCGTTGAGCGTGATGCCTACGCCGCACAAATACTGGCGCAACGACAAACCGATGGACTGCTCCCGCCTTTCCCGATTTGGTCTGACGTGTGCAGTTTTGACGGACGACCATGGCGAGACCTTGTTGACGTGGTTTCGGGAGGATTTCCTTGTCAGGACATCTCGGTCGCAGGCAACGGCCTCGGTATCGCCGGAGAACGCTCAGGACTGTGGCGGCAGATGGCACGAATTACCGATGAGGTACGACCGCGCTACGTCGACCTGGAGAACTCACCATTGCTTGTGGGAAGAGGACTTGCCGTCGTGCTCGGTGACCTTGCCGAAATGGGGTATGACGCGCGATGGGGTGTTATCGGAGCGGCTGACCTCGGTGCCCCTCATCAGCGGGATCGGATCTGGCTCGTCGCAGAAGACCGCCACCAGACGGTGGCCAACACCGGTGGCGAGCATGGCAAAGGGATCCTCCCCTGCCGCACTGACTCGCCGATCGGGAGCCGACCGCTCGAACGATCGCCTGGATCACGCGGTGATGGCATTGGATGGTGGTCATCTGAACCCGGAATGGGCCGAGTGGCTGATGGGGTGGCCCATCGGGTGGACCGACTTAAGGCCATTGGCAACGGACAGGTTCCAGTCGTGGCAGCAAGCGCATTCGAAGCGCTCAGTATTAGTTAGCAAGGAGGCAGCATGAACATTCAATTTCTTAGTCATGAGCAGGTCTGCGAGCTGACCGGAGCTAAAACTAAAGTCGGTCAGATTACGGTACTGAAGCGCAATGGCATTCGTCACACCATCAAGCGCAATGGCTGGCCTTGCGTGATTGCATCGGCGCTGACAGGAGCAACTACCACTGCGCCAGAAACTCCAACGTGGCAGCCGCGCCTGGTGGGATAAATGGGACGAAGACCAACAAAGCCGGGGAGCATTCCTCGGCTGCGCGAGAGAAAACGCGGCAACACTACCTATTACCTATACGATATTGGCGGGAAACCACGCAAGGAAATCCCGCTGGGTACAGATTACGGCCTAGCCATTTTAGAGTACGCAAAGCTCGAAAAAAGCCGCGTTTCTCAAGCTCTGACACAAACCGTCCTTACCTTCGCGTACGTGGCCGAGCTTTATATGAATGAGGTGGTTCCCACGAAAGCCCATGCCACCCAGAAGGACAACGCGCGCGAACTGAAAAATCTTCTCCTGTTCTTCAACGACCCTCCGGCCCCTCTAGAAGCAATCGAACCGAAGCATGTCAGCCAGTACCTTCGTCATCGCGGTAAGACAGCTCCTGTTCGTGCAAATCGGGAAAAAGCGTTACTCAGCTCCATTTGGAACTTTGCTCGCGAGAATGGCTACACATCCTTGGCAAATCCTTGCTCAGGCGTGAAGGGTAATAAAGAAACCGGTCGCGACATATATGTTGAAGACGACGTCCTTGCCAGAGCCTACCAGCATGCCGATCAACCATTAAGAGATGCTTTGGACCTGTTCTATCTAACAGGTCAGAGGGTCGCTGACACATTGAAGATGGATGAGCGTGACATAAAGGACGGAAAACTCTCCGTCCAGCAGGGCAAAACTGGGGCTAAACGAAGGATTGAAATCATTGGTGAGCTCAAAGTCGTAATCGATCGAATCATGGCGCGAAAGGCCGGACACAAAATCAGATCAACACGCCTAGTAGTAATCGACTCTGGGCAGCCGATGACGACCAGCATGCTCAGAAAAAGGTTCGATGACGCCAGGGAAGCAGCCGGCATTCCGAAAGCAGAATTTCAGATGCGCGACCTACGAGCAAAAGCGGCCACGGATAAGGAGGAGTCAACAGGGAGCATTAGAGAAGCTCGGGACCAACTCGGACACACCACCGTCGGGATGACAGAACAGTACATCCGTATGCGGAAGGGGATGAAGGTTACCCCTACGAAGTGACTGACGGTCACGAATTGCGGAAAAGATTTTTTGATTGCGGAAAAAAGAACTAAGGGCTTGCATGAGATATGTCATGCAAGCCCTTGATATTCATGGTGCCCGAAGCCGGAATCGAACCGGCACGCCCTTACGAGCGGGGGATTTTAAGTCCCATGCGTCTACCAGTTTCGCCATTCGGGCGGTAGCGCTGTTTTAGTGCTCAAATCAGTCGACCAGAGAATCTGTCTGTGTTGAGCCTTTGAAGCAGAGCGGGAAATATATACATCACGTCCCGGTGAAGCAAGTTCACAGTGGCTGATTTCAAGACTAAATCTTGCAGCGCACTGAAAATAAAAAAGCTCCGTAAATCATGGATCTACGGAGCTTGTTTATAGTGGAGGCCGAGGTCGGAATCGAACCGGCGTAGGCGGATTTGCGATCCACGCTACAAAGCTAAGTAGATCAATAGGTTAGCACGCACTTTGTTCCGCAAGCTACTGATTTCTGAAGCCTTCTAGGGTGCGTCCCATCCAAAGGTAAATATCGTTGCGGAAATCTTTTCACGCCCACCAATCGCGAGACAGGTAAACTCCTGGCTCGGTTGATAGCTATCTACCTGGTAGCTTGAACCCATTTTCAACCCTGTTTCCTGATGACCCAGCGGCGCAATGCGGACTCGACAACTGGACGACTCGACAACCCCGAGCGAACGGCAGGCTTCGACGTGGCTATAGCCCTGATCAAGCAC